ACTGGGTTTTGGACTGGTGGGGCAGCGGCTGGCATGTTGACAGTTGTTGAGGAGCCTCCAGACTTGTTTATGGATGATAAAGCTGCGGCACCGCCAAGGGCGCCCACACCAGCAACGCCAGCGCCAAGAGCGGTTGCGGCAGTTCCTGTGACAGTGCTGCCAAAGAGTCCGGCAACTGAAGTACCAATTGCACCGAGAGTGACTGGATCGACCATGGTTAAGCCACCATTCGTTCGGGGGAGAATGGATTCCATTCGGAGATGACGAGGTTTTCATGTGGGAAGTCGCCGCCGGCATTGGCGTTGGCTGCGAGCGGGCCACCGAAGGTAAGGGCCAAGGCGTCGAGGTCGTCGAGGACTAGGCCAGGATTGTCGGCGAGAAGGTCATCTTTGGAGACTAGTTGGATTGCGCCAGACTTCTCGGGGACAGTGTAGCGGATTGCTAGCATTGCAGTTTTAAGATTGGGATCAGGCGGGAGTGCGCCGGTCTTGAGCCAGGCGCGAATCGCACCGTACATAGCGGCGCGCTTGTTGGCGTACTTTTCACCTGAGGTGTCGAAGGTTATGCCGGAGATGTCGTCTTTGCCGCCGAACTGGACACCGAGGACCCAGAGGCGTTTCTCGCGACAGATGTCGACGACGCCACCACCGACACCGCCTTCGTCGATGAAGATTCCATCGGGGCGGTATTCGTGGAAGACCTCGAAGACTTTGTTGGAGAGTTCCACAGTCGAGAGGCCGTTGTAGGATCGACGTTCAATGGTACGGGCGTCTCGGCCCTTGCGGGGGAAGATAACGGAGTTGTTTTGACCGAAGCGAGCGACGTCGACACCAATGGCGAGTGGGGTCTCGCGTCCGACATAGGGCGCTTCTCGGCTCATGGCTTCGTCAATCTCGAGGGCTGAGAAGAACTCCATTAGGCCCTTGAGGGGGAACTGGCCGAGCCAGCGGACACGAACGATGTCGTTGTCTTCGCCGCCGTAGGCTTTGATTTGTTGATTGATGTATTTCTTGTTGGTGATCTTGACAGTGCGACTGTCGATCTGGCGGTGTTTCCACATCGCGGCGAACCGGCCACCGTCGAAACATTCACGGAAGTAGCCGATGTTACGGGTGGGATTGCCGAAGATTAGGAAGATGATCTGGGTGTCCTTATCGGACATGGCGCCCATGGCGGTTTCGTAGATGATGTCGGCGATTTCAGAGCCTTCGTCGAAGATGATGATTAGGCGTTTGCCTTGGTTGTGCATGCCAGCGAAGGCGGCCGGGTTCTTCTCGGACCAGGGGATCATGTCGATGCGCCATGTCTGGGCGCGATCGGAGTCCTTGGAGAATAGAGCCGTGGCGGTTAGGGTGAAGTGTTCGCGGGTGAAGAAGCAGAGGTTGTACCACTTACCGATTTCAGACCAGGTCTTCGTCTTTAACTGGGTTTCGGTATTGGCGGTGATCATGCCGCGGCAGTCGGGGAAGGTGCAGAAGGCCCAGAGGACAATCCAGGCCACCGTCGCTGATTTGCCGATGCCATGGCCACTGGCGGTTGCGATTTGGATCGCAGTGTTCCAGTCGATGAGGCCGGCTTTGATGTCGGCGAATAGTTGCTTGGACCAGTCGTCTGGGCCATCGAAGTTCTCAAGCGGCGTGCCTTTCTCGCCCCATGGGTAGGCGCCCATGGTGAAGGCGTAGGGGTCATTCTGAACCGATGCAAGCCAAGCGAGGAGTTCGTCGTTCATGGTTAGTAAGCCATACACATGACTTTAACCGTGTGGCTGGCAGTGAAGGGGCCAGCAGCTGGAACTGCACCGACGGTGTAGGTGGTAAGGAGCCTGTTCATGGCCGGCCTCAGTAGTAGGAAATGGTGATGTCACCCGCAGCTGTACCTGTGACAATGGTTAGGCCAACAGTGAAATTGATGTCGAGAGTAAAGCAGGGGTTGGTAGAGGCGTAGAGAGTGATGACGGCGATGGTGGGGTTGGTTGCGGTTAGAGCGTCATCAATGGTGATGGTCTCGGTTGCGGCCGGGGTATTGACACAGATTGTATGTAGAAGACCACCGCCGGACTTGACGAGGGTCGTTGTGTCGGTGGTGATATGGGCATATTTGTAGGCTGTGACTACGTATTGTGGGGAGCCAAAGGTTTGTGCTGATGCTGGAGCCAATCCCAGCAAGAAGATGGTGGCGAGCCAGCGCAGGTTCATTCGGATTGGTCCTCGATTTGGCGGCTACGTTGGATAGCCCGCTCTAGCCGAGCAGCGAAGCCGACATTGATGTTGGTGGAGGTGGTGTGTTTGCCATAGCCGAAACGGTCCATGCGATCGGCGGTGATCCGGGAGAGGTCGCGGAGGGGGATCACTGAGCCAACTTCGTCGGCCGCGTCCAGTTGATCGGCGATGTGGCGCTCGGCCTTGAGCATGTTGGAAGTGGCGATCTCAGCGAGGGCATCGACATGTTCACGCCAGTTCTCGTGGACCTCGGCCCGATAGCGAGTGATGAGTTCGATGAAGCTGGGGTCTTGCTTGAGGATGACGATTCGCTGTTGGGAGTAGCCGGTAAGTTCGGCGGTTTCCTTGCTGGTCTTGCCCAGGGCGAGATAGCGGGCGACCATGTGATGGGAGTCACGAAGCTTCATGACTTGGTACTTGGTGGTGGGTTTGCGAAGTTCTTCGAGATCGGCGGGGACTAGGTCGCGGACCGACTTCACCACCGGGGAGCGGGGGTTGCGGTATTGAATGGATCTCTTGGCGGCGGCGTAGTCGGTCATAGGCGGCGGACCAGTTGAGTTTGATCGATCGGGGGCGGCCCCTCTTTGTCGGTCTTCTTGATCTGTGTGCGGGTGTTGTTATACAAAGGCTGGTGGAGTTCGATGAGAGCTTCCACCAGCAAAGCAGCGCGAGGATAGTTAGTGGGGATCACTTCGATCCCGTCGAATGGGATTCGCTTAATGGGGAACCATTCCGGCAAAGAGGGCCCACTCAGTGCCGATCGCTGGGCCGCTAGACTCATCAGCAAGCACCTGGCCCGAGCAACAAAAACCACTCGGCGACCTTGCTTGAGCAGGTAAACGCCGGGTTTCAGAATCGAGCCGATGTCGAGGGGATTTTCCATAAGATTTCCCATTATCACTATAATAGTGTTCCTAAAATCGTATAAAGTCAAGTACTAATTGCAATTCTAAACTGGCAGAATTCAAAAACTCAAAAATAATATTTTTGCTGGGGGATCAATCCAAAACGCAAAAATGCTATTATATTCTGAGAAGGGCTCCTGGGGCGGGCGGAAGGCAAAATTTTGGCCCTGGGGGTGGGCCAGGGCCGTAGGTGTTGCAAGAATGTTACAGGGAGGGAAGGGCGAAGCTAGGGCATGGTGCGCCCTAGCCTAGCGTGGTCAGTCAGGCTTGGTGGCTAGGCGGTCAGCGTTGGCGGCGATGAACGCCTCGACCGCCTCGCGATTGGCGAAGAGGCGTTCCCATTGGGCGCGGTAGAGAGTGATAGGCCAGCGACCCATACCGTAGACGGATAGTGCGCCTTTCTCGGAGACCTTGAGAGTGAGCTTGGAGGATGCGGATTTACGCATGTTGGCGATGATCTCAAGCAACTCGGCCTGGGATTTGTTGTTGAGATCTTGGAGGATGATACCCATGTGAAGCTCCTAAGAGTTGGGCGGCGGAATGCCGGTTCGCTATCGATAGCACGCCCTGGTAGTGGCGTCCATTCACGATTTCGTGATTGGCTGCGACCATTGGTCGCATTGACGGTCACGAAGCGATCGGCGCATAATATCAACGGATTAAGTTATAAACCTGGAGATTAACATGCGCTACATGCTAAGGGTTAATAATCCTGCGGAGTATGAAGGGCGTGTGTGGATTGAGACTGATTACTATGAAGGATGGGGTGTAGCACCGTGGGATGAGTGGGGATTGAGTGAAATATATGGGCCATTTGAGTCTGTTACTCAAGCTAAGCAAGTGCTTGAGGATAATAAAGAATATCTCGAATGGCGTGGATGGAAGGTATTGGTTTAATTAAGCCCAATGTGGCCCGAGCCCGATCACGAAATGTTACAACGATGTAATAATTCGTGATTGCTCCCGCCATGGTTCGGCCACAATTGGCGGGCAGACTGGCGGTTGTGAGGCGTATTACCCGAGTTCAATCCTGCCATAGTCCTGCCATAGTCCTGCCATAGTCCTGCCATTAGGCTGTTAAGCGGGGTGGGCCACATATCCACACCAGTACCACACTACATATCTATCTACATCAAAAAAATTTTTTAAG